ATTCAGATTACCGTCGCCGAAACCGCCGATGGCTTGGCTGATCCGCCACGTCTGGAACGCCTTCATAATCACGGCGATATTGAACCGCTCGGTAAAGCAGGCGAATACTGAGGGTCTGCTGCCGAAGGTGATCGGCAGGCCGTCGTTCGGATCGATCAGTTTGGATTGGTACTGGTCCGCCGTTTGGAATGCCACCCAATCATTCAGGGGGTTGCTAGGGATGTCGTTAGCGAACTTGAACGGCCGCGTCGGGAAGTAACTGGTATCCGCAAGCTGCCCGCTGCCCGTTCCCAATGCGTACTGGTAAGGGTCGAGCGTGACGGGGGCCGAATCGTAAAGGAACTTTTCGATGTAGGGCACGCTCAGCGCCCCGATCAATAGCCGCAGTCCGCGCTGTTCCTTGCTGATTCCCAACACCCGTGACCCCTTGGCGGCGTTCTGCGCCACCAGCCCCGTGCGGTCTGCATAGATCGAAAGCCGATCCACGCCCATGATGCCGCCGCGCATCTCCGTGGGCGGCAGAATCTTGTAGTTCTCGCCCATTGAGAGGTATGGGAATGCCTTCTGCGGCTTGACCAGCAACAGGTCTTCTGTGTCGCTCAGATCCTTGGTGACCGGCAGCGACACACCGGGAATGCGCTCGCCATCGACTAAGCCGGTGTTGTAGACGCCCGCTGCGCGGGAGAATTTAAACTCCTCATGCTCAAAGCCCTTCAGGGTCGAGTTGATGAGGATTTGTCCGGTAATGCCCGCGAACATGGTGTAATCCACGGCGGACACTTCACCCGCTTCACGCATTCGGCAGAGTCGGCCGAACCGCTCTCGACAGAATTCGTCCGGGCCGAAGAACTCGTGGAGGAAGCTCATGCCGACCGGCTCGCCGTTGCTGCGATTGATGATCGTTTCGGCAGCCAATTCGCGGAGGCTCACGTTGGTGCGCTGTTCCTCCATGAAGATAGCCGGAGACTTGCCCTCGATAAGAAAGTTGCCATCGTCAAGTGCCAAGGCATGCTCGCGGAAGTTCCGCACCGTGTAACTGTCGGCGAGGAAATCTTCGTTGATGCGGCGGCCCTTCGCCTCTTCCTGGAGCTTCCGCCGCCACATGCGGCCAATTCTTTCATATCCCATAGCAGCATTCCTTTGCTGTTAGTTTGGTGGTAGTGGCCTATTGGCCGCTGGTGCCGGTGTAGGTGCCTGCGACCTCTGCGGTGCCCAGTAGGTTGCGAGCCATGATATCCACTACCACGCGGTTCATGGTTCCGCTGGCGCGGAATGTTCCGAGCGAAGCCGTGGTAGGGATTGCTCGCCCGATCACGGCGCTCTTGGTGGCGCCGCCGGCGAGCTTGTCTACTTTCTGGGGACTGGATGGATAGCCGGTGCCAGCGCCAGTGCTGTAGATGCCCACCGGTTGATTGGCATACCAAGCCTGTGCCGGGCAATCGAATTCGAAACGGCCGGTAGTGCAGATTTGCACCGTGTTTCGGCGATTCTGGTCCTGACGGAAGGTAGTCTCACCGGATTGCAGGCCGACCTTCTCGTTGGCCACGCCCAGGAAATACTGGGCGAAGCCAAGTTGGTCCTTTTCTTCTGAACCTTCTGCATTAAGAAAGTTTGCAGAACGGGCCGTGTTGTCGGACGTTCCTTGCCCCGTGCCGCTGCCGGGGTGCATGTACATGAGATCGCCCTTCTCACACGAGTAGTTTACTGAGTCGATGGCGACTTCAATCAGATTGACATCGCCGTCAACATATCGGCAGGTGGATGCCATTGTTTTCTCCTCCTTGAGAACGATGTTTTGGTGGGCCTATTCACCGAAGAATCGCTTTTCCTTGGACGTGTCGGCGGTGTCTGTCGGCGGAGCCTGAAAATTCGTCAGCGGTGCGGGGATGGCCGTCTCGCGCAGGCGCGCCGCCAAGGCCATGCGTTCCCTGATGAGTTCCGCACGCTCAGGCTTTTCGGCCTTGATGAGTTGCTCCTGAAACCGCTTGGAGTAAAGCAACTCATCATTGGTAGGAAATTTGGCGGCTTGCACCTCGGCCGCAACGTCGACCTCACGCAGCCGCATTGCCTTTTCGGCCTTTAGGCCATCGAGTTCCTTGTCCTTGGCCGCATTGTCCGCCTTGAGCATCTTGGCTTCTTCAGTCAAGCGGCTCATGTCATCGGTGCCCTGGAGCTTGGCTACCAGGTCTGGGCGTTCCTTGCTGAGCGTTTCGAGGGTAATGTCTTTGTACTCGACAACCATGAATACCTCCTCCTCCTTGAGGAAAGTGCTGCCGGCCGGGACCGACAACGCGGGTGATTCTTTCTTGATCTCGCCTTCGATAAACTCTCCGGGCTCTTCCTCTTCCCACAATCCGCGCGTGGTCCCGGGGCGGCCCACCAGGTCGATGGAATAGACCTTGCGGATCTTCGTGACGTGCCGCCGCCCATCGCGAATCTCGTAGGCGCAGTCGGCGTCGTGCGAGAAGCCCACGTTCTTGGGATCGTTCTTGGCATCCCAAATCAACTGCGACGCGCAACGGTGTTGCGGATTGAAATGGAAGTCGGTGCGGATGCCCTCGGGGCTCATGTGCGGATTGTGATGGACGCCGAGCTTATTGTCGTAGGGCGGATTCGAACCGTCCTTGGTGTGATTGACGAAGGTGGGCATGCCGTCATAAAGCTGGGCGGCCTCTTGCATCACGGCCGGTGCGTAGATGCCCATGCCGCGGGTGCCCCCGCCCAAGACCAACACATCCTTGATGACGCCGTTGGTCTCATCGACCGTGAGAGGCGAGGCTTGCGGTTGGGCACGCTCCCGGAAACGGCCCTGCTGTTCGCCGCTGACAACCTCTTCCTTGATGTTCGCAACGGCGGCATTCGCCGACTTGATGGCGATAGCCTCAGCGTCGGCCTCCTTAGTGCCCTTCTTTGTTTCCCGCTCCAAGGTCTCATTGGCGACCTTGGCCCACACCTCTTGCTTGTGGGGTGTGTCGCATTTGGCTGTTTTTTCCTTGGCTTGGCTCGCCGTCCAGGGCATTTTGTGGCTTCCTGCCTGTAAGGCCTAAGAAACAAAAAAAGCCCGCAGAGGAAACTCCTCCACGAGCTTTGGATTGATGTCTCAAATACTCGCACCGGCCGACGCAACATCGACCAGCATCAAATCTTATTATACACCAAATTTTACGTTGTCAAGCCTCTATCCCAAAAAAAACGTGAAGGCAAGCTTAATTGCCGTCCCGGCCGCACGTTAATGGTCGTCCGGCGGCACCAGTTCGCTTAACCGCTCGCGAATCCGTTCTAGGCAACGTGCGTATCCTACAATATCAACTAACGAGTCGCGCTTCGGTGTAAACACATCCCTAGCAATCTTCAGCAGAATCATCATCCTGGCCACATCTTCGGCGTCCAATTCAGCCGTTGGCTCTTTGCGGCACGCGAAGTAGGCATTCCACAACCGGGCAATCCGCAAGTGGTTCGGCAGGGGATGGTCATAATCACGTTCCCGCGGTCCAGCGGTAATCTCGGCCGCCTCCTCCAAGATGGTCTTGCTATCGCAACAACTCTTCGGCGAATCCATCAACAAGCTCCTCGATTGAATGGTAGACGGGTATTCCGTGGCTAGCGGCATGCTCGCATTCGGCGTCTGCTCCTGTTGACTCACCGGGCAACCGCAGCACCGCATGTGCCACCTCTACCCACGAAAGATCATTGTCGATCCATGCTTGATGCGGAAACTCTTGGTGTCCAGGCAGGTGGCACGTTAGGTGTGGGCACAGTACGGCAAAGCTTGCACGCATTAACTGCTGTATGGCCGCGTAGGCTTGCCGGAGGTTGGATTGCAAATCGCCGATCGTTATCGGGCCTGATACATAGATCCTTGGCCTCATACGGCCGCCCTCATCTCGCGTGTCTCTGGATGAATCTCCACCACCGCCGGCAATTCCAAATAGTTCACGCGCTTCTCACCCGGTCTCGCGCCAGCTTGGATGCCTGAATGTCCTGGGCAACTCCTTCCTCGAAAGGGACAGTAATTGCAATCGTTCCCCAGAACTTCCGACCGTCGATCTGCTCGTTCTCAGCGTCGTCCCACATCCTGTCCAAATGCTTATGGGCAGCATTCCATTTGCGAGCGTTCCCCTGAGGACGGGCCTGTGGTGGGAGATCCGTTGCCGAGTCGCCTTGCCCGCTGCTACCGACTGACGCGAAACACGGTTTCCTTGTCAAGATGTTTCCTCCTTGAAGCGAGCCGCAGTGGGCACATCTTCTACGATCTCGGCAGAAGCTACGTCGGAACGTGTCGCAAGCTCGGTGCAGCACTCCTCCGCGCGGCGACGATCCGAGTAGGGGCCAAAAGTGCCGTCGTAGAGACTTGATGACGCAATGTTGGTTCTGTAACGCATGCACACCGTGTAGAAGACGGGCTTCAGATAGCAAGTTCCATTCATGCGTCGAATCTCCCTCATCAGAAAGTCAAGGTATACGTAGCCCATTTTTCAGCAAGCCGCCGCAGCCAGTTCTTTCAACAGCCTCTCCAATTTCTTGCGTGTCGTGGGGTGCCGCTCGGCACTTCGCGTCAACGACACGATCATGCCCGACATGCGCGTGCAGAACTTGAAAATCGCCGCGTGCTCGCGGGCCAGCACATCAAAGCGCTCGAACGATCCCAGGTGTGCCAGGTGCAAATGGTGATTCGCGCCCATGCGACAGCATGGAAGCCAGAAGCGGCTATCCATTTCCAAAGAAGGAAACCACCAAAATGGAAAGATGTGGTGGGCTTCTTCGGCCTTGGCGGAACAGTAGGCACACTCCTTGCCCTTCAACCATTTCTTTGCGGCTGAGGCAAAGCGTGATTTCCGTCGCGCCCCAATGGCCGCCGCGAACATGGTCTCCCGGTCCACGTCCTCAGGGAGCTTCAGCACGTCCGCCATCACCGCACCGAGATTTAGGTGCTTCTTCATTTTGTGTTCAACAATCCATGCCGCTTCAGACTTGCCCGCCCCAATTGCCCTTCCTTGTATCCATTCTGGTACGCCCGCTTTTCGTCGCCGCGAAACGATCCATGCTTCATGCTCCTGGTTTGAGGACTGAAAGTTCGGGCCGCATTTCCAAAAGCCACTGATCTTCGTAGTAGTTACTCACCCGATGAGCGCGGGCATACGCCAGCTTCCCTTGCAGCATGAGCGTATACTCGATGCACTCATGTAAAACATTAAGACCGCGATCGTAGGGTACAAAAGACCAATCGACGATGATCTTGTCGGCGGGGACGAATGGCCACTTCTCGCTGTTGCCTGCACAGATTAAATCTGGGCACGAATACTTCACGACCATCGCCCGCATGTCAATAGCCCACACTTGCTGACCATCGACCAGTCCGAGATAGATGCCCCTTACGCCCGGCTCATATTCTCCGTAGGCTTGATTCATACCTCGCGGACCGGCTGGTAATGAAAGGATTTCCGACTTCCTGGTACTTAGCCACTCAGGCGTAATCCACAGACCAGCCATTGCGAGGTCTTCCTGCGTCGGCTGCATTGCGGCCCTATCGTCGCTCGAATGTTCCCGCAATCGCGACTCTTGCAATTTTCGTAAACCCTTGACACGCCATTGTTGAATGGACACATATTGGCCACCATCCGAATATGCGTCAGAATCGGATAGAGCTTTCGCTAACTGTTGCTCCGCTTCCTTCAGGGTGTAGCCACCGTAGTATTGCTCGTTACGTTCCTCTTCCCTTGTCGCCCCGCTGGCCCGCTGGACCTGCCGCGGCTCTTCGCTGGCGCTGAAGGGTCGGGCGTTGTCCGTTTGGCGGTTGCGCGGTTGCGTGCCGTCACCACCAGCCGTAGCCGCCATCGTTAACGGCGACGGATTGGTCTTGATGTTGGCGGCCTCGGTTTCCGAGTCCAATCCCTCACGCTGCTGCCAGGTGGTGACACTCAGTACGCCACACTGGACTTTGATCTGATTGGCCTGCGCCTCTTGAATCCCCTGCCGCGCCAAGGGTGGACCGGTCATTTCGAGCTTGAAAAGCTCCAGTGTGTCTTCGTCCAGCAGCGCCGCCTCCATCGCGACTTCCAACACGCGCGTGGCGACTTCCCGATCCTCTTCTACCATGTCCTCCTGGTGCTGCTCGAAGGTCTTGACCACTGGCCCTTCGGCTACCATTGCTGTGGCAAAACTTCCTTTGTTCAGCGCCCCGCTGACCATGTAATCGGCCAGCCCGACGCTGGTGGCCACCGCTTGCAAATCGGCCTGAATCGAGGCCACGATCTTGTCGGTTTCGATGTTCTGGTTAGGAAACTGATATTCGGCCTGGTCGGAGGTGTCGAGAATCGCCCCCTCGGGATACTGCGAAATGTTGCGAATCTGGCCACCAGGGCCAGCGATACTGGTCATAGCATTAGCCGAGAGCATCGGCTGCACGGAACCCGCCAGGGCGTTGACTCGCTTGCGAATCAGTGCGATCTTGGTCCGCACCTGCACCAGTGTGCCCATTGCCCGCAACGTCCGCATGGATTGTTCTAGGCGGCCTTGCACCCAATAGGTGTCGGGGATACCGCGTGGCGACGAGCGGTCCACGTTCACCTTGCGGTGCTGGATTTCGCTGGCGTCGATCATGCGATCCCAGGCGGATTGGTCGCTGTTGTCGGCCCCCAGTAAATTGGTGCGGCGGACGTAGTAACCCAAGGGCCTTTCGTAATCGCCCCGCTTAAACTGGATGCCAAACCACACTTCGTCCTGCTCGGATTTACTGGCGGGCGTCCAGACCAACAGCGGTTCGACAAAGCGCACCCGCAGACGAGCGTTATCGGTGACGTATTGTAGAAAGTATTCGCCGTCTCGACTCTTGCGATCGAGCTTCTCTTGCTGCACGTGCCGATAGCCGCCCGTACCAGTGTAGTCTCCAGTGCCATCATAGAAGTCATCTATCTCCTGCTGAGCTTTCTCCCTTTTCTCTTTCGGCGGTTTTTGCTTCGGGTCACGCAGCACAAGCGTCCACTTGTGCCCCTTGCCGGCCACGTGCGTCTTGAGGTTGTGCTGCACGCCATGCCAGTACGGATTGATCGAGCAAAACGCGCGGGAGCGGGCACGGATAATACGGTGCTGCGTCTCGTTGATGCAAAAGGCCGCGAAGTAGCCGGGGCGAAAAAGCGCTTGGCTGTAGGCCCACTTATAGTCAAACATCATTTCGTTCGGCTGTCCTTGACTGCTGCCGAACTGGATAGTGCCGTCTTCTCCGTAAGTGAAGGCCCGCTCTTCATCCTCGATCAGACGCCCGATCCAATCGGCCTGCTCCTTGAGGCGGTGGATTTCCTGGAAGAGTTCCGGCGGCACGTAGGTGGTCCGCTGCGGCTCGGGCAATGGCGATTGCCACCATTCCTTGAATCGTTGAAGAAGTCCCATTTATTTTACCTTCCATAGCGACTGATCTGGCCACATGGGCATGAGTCGGTCAAAATAGTACATTGGCTTACCAGAGTTCGGAGCAACCGACCTTACCGTAGGCAGACCACATTTCTCACACACCTCTTTTGTATCTCGGCCGCTGCCGCTGGAATAAACGACACCTCCGCAAATACACGTTCCCTCCACGCTCATGTCGTCACTTCCTTTGTTGCGGCTCGGGCACCGGCGGCTGCCATCATTCACGAAAGCGTTCCACAAGTCCCATGCTTGCCTTCCTTGGCTGGATTTGTTCTGTTAGGCGGCTGGTGATAGTTGGGTGCCGCGCAATAATCTGGTGGCGTGCCACTCTACGATGATTCTACTGGTTCGTAATGAATGCAGCCGAATGATGGATTCGTCTTTCATGGCTCTCGCTCCATTTCCTTGTGCATCACCCCACCGCGCCCCGCCAGCACTACCGTCAGCCGATCCGGCTTGCCTTGCCTCTTCCCTCGGCAAAACATCGCCGTCTTGACGCCAATGGCTTCTAACGTCTCGCGAATCGCTCGCCACTCAGCAACCGTCGGGGCACGCATCGTCCCGCAAATCTCCACGGTTTCGCGGTTGATGAATCGCACGGTCGCACACCACGTGTACGGATCGCCGTAGGATTTGCCATTCTCAAAGATTCGTAGTATGCCAGTGAGTGGTTCTAAATGGCCGTTTATTGCAGCAGGCTCGCTAAGTTATTCGGTGGCGTCCCTAACCCAGTACATAAGTCGAAACCGGCAGTTGCCTCCCATGCACCATTATTGCCGCTAGTGATGTCCCGCAGGCTGCCACTGAGCAAACTGTACAAGGCCGGGTGGACGAATCCCAGTTTGCGGCCCAGGGCTTGATTCAATCGACAGACGAGCGCCGCCCACAATGGGGCCGCCGCGCTGGTGCCGCCAACCGCCATGCTCTGGCCGTTCAGTCGGACCAGGAATCCCGTGTTGGGATCTGCGTTCGCCGCCACGTCGGGAACCATCCGCATGTTATTTCCGCTGGCCACGGCTGCCTGATAGTCCGGTATGGCAAAGAACTCGCTCAGTCCGCCGCCCGTCGCCCCGCTGGCGCTGTTCCAGACTATTTCGCTTTCGTAGGCACTGCCGGAAAGAAGCAACTTCGTGCCACCGCAGCCAAGAATGTACGGGGCCGAGCCGGGGAAATCGACGTTCAGGCCGGGCTGTCCATCGCTGCTGCCACTGTCGCCCGAGGCGGCGCAGATCGTCGTTCCCTGCTGGCCGGCGCTTTGCGCCAGGTTATTGATGGCCGTCATGCTGGCTGGCGTCCATTGATTCTCAATCGCGCCCCAGGAAATTGATACGGCATCATGTCTGGTCTGCACCGCTGCGGCCAGGGCGTTGTAGAAACCGGCCGTCGTGTTCGGGTAGAAGTAGAGCTTCGTCAGGGCGTTGGGAACAAGTGTGGCTATGATCTCCGCATCCAGCATGACTTCCACCGAAGCGTTTGTCTGTCTGGGATGCTGTTGGCCGGTGGTAGTGACGTTCGGAGTGCGTTGGATATTCACATGCTGAAAGTACCATCGCATTGCCTTCGCATCGTAGGCCCCGCCAAATTCCACGATGCCCACCGAATGCCTGCGGCCAAGCTGCGGCGGAAAGCCGTAGGAACCGGCCACGGTCGGTGCCATATAGCCGTTGAATCCTGCATGGGAATCGGCGAACTTGTGAATATGGTGGTGGTAACGCACTTGCGGTCGGGTGTCCAATCCCAATACCGCTACGACGTTGCTGCCGAATGTGGCGGGCACGCTGTAGGGTCCGCTGCGGCAACGGTGACGGCCGCGGCGACGGAGTTGCACTTGAAAGGTCCGCTGCACCGCAGCCACAGTCCCAGAGAACATGATGCTCTGTCTCTGTGCGGCCTCAAACCTCAGCCCGGCACTCTCGGCCAGCTTCGTCAGGGCGACTCGGTGCCGTGGTTTGCTGTCGGGCGCTAAAGCTAGGGTCAGGCGCAGCGGCGTGTTAGGGGCGTAGGGGCCTTGGTCATCATCGGGGAACTCATGGCGATGGGAACCGGGAATGAGGCGGTAGCTGGTCATACTAGGTTTCTTTGATACAAGTAAGTTGCTGCGGATTCAAGTAACTTAGGATCGTCTCTGAAAAAGCCGATGCCAATTTTTTCTCTGGTTGTGCTCACAAGGATTGTCCCATAGGTGTCAACCCCGCTTGGCGCGGCGGTAAAACCTGTCCCGTAGTCGCCTTCACCAACATGCGGAGTCCATACTCTGCCGCATCTGGCCCATCGTCGTGAACTCCTAAAGGAAAGGCTTGAAACTGTTCCTTCAGCAATTGCGCGCCGGGGGAATTGCTCTTGAACCGCAGTTGCCGCCGGGAGATATATGGCGTCCAGCGTCGGATGCGGACTTCCTTGGGAATCCGGTCGCTGCCCATCGGCGTGATGGGCATGAATATCTTGCGTTCGTCCGCGATGCGGTGCATGTCGGTAATCAACAGGTCCTGGCCCATCTCCTCTTCCACAACGAAGTAATGCGGCTGCCACTGGCAGAACAACTCCACTCCCGTGCCAGAAATCACGGTCGAATCGCGGTCGTTGCGCATGTCGGCGTCCAGGTACAAGAGGCCATCGACCCAGAACATCTTCACAAAGGCCGAGTAGTCACCGGTCTTGCCGCCTTTGCCCTTGCTGCTGTCCAGCGAAAGAACCTTGATCCCGCCGCGATCTGGGCTGGGCCACTCGTCGAAATCGCAGTTCTCGAAATACTCCGGTAGCCATTCCGCCCCTTCGAGATATACACATTCACCCTCAAGTTCGCGGCGGATGCGTAGGGGACTGGCTGCGTAGCTCCTTACGAGCCCCTCGTAGAACTCGGGCTCCAGGAACGTGTTCTCTTTCAGTGAGGCACGGAAGGTTGCGATGTCCCCATTGGGGTTGACGCTATAAGGAACACTCACGGGGCCATCGGCATCTTCTACGATCATCGTCTGCGGGACGAAGCCGTTAATGAACGTCCTGCTAGTCCAATGATCTGGAGAACCGGGCGTAAGGGTAGCCGTGAGCCAGCCGCGTTTGCCGTGTTCGCGCAACCGTCCCAAGAGGATGGTGTAGGCATCTTCCTTGGTATCCTGCACTTCGTCCATCCAGACCCCGGAGGCGTTGGGACCCCTCAAGGAATCAGGGTCTTCCGCCGAGCAAAATAGGTATTCCGCCCCGTTGTCACACAATGCCCGCCGCTCTTGCACGCGGTAGTTGTTCCAGACGCCGAAACTCTCGGCGACTTCCGTAAAGGTGCGGAAGGTTGCTCTATCCAACATCTTGTAGGTCGGGGCCACCACCATGTAGAGCGAGTTGGCCCGCGAGCGGAGCAGCATGTCGATGGCGCCCGCACGACTCTTGCCGGCTCCGATTCCCGCGAAGAAGCCCCTCAGTAGCTTTTGACACTCGATGAATGCCTGCTGCTTCGGGTAGGTCCTGATGCGCAGCGTTTTAGTCTGGTGGCGTGTCATCCGTGGCATCTTCTAACAGCGGGTCCATGTTGTTCGCCACCTTCAGCGAGACAGGCGTTTCCTGTTCGTCCGCCATTGCGCGCTGCAACTGCTCGCGGTCCCGAATGACCTCAAACTGCACGGCGATGTGCTGCGTCGTTTCGATCTCCTGCCGTTCCGGCATGTTCAAACCAAGTAGTTTGCTCTCTTCGCGCCGCAGTTCCCGCCGCTCGCGGAACCAGTCGATCTTGCCGGTCTGCTCAAGCTGCTGCGTGGCGTACTGCATGTCCCATTCGATCTGGGAGGCGACGATGGCGCGGCGGACTTCGGGTGTGACTTCACTAAGGAAGTCGGCGTAGCCGTGAAGGATAAGGTGATCGCACGCGCCTTTGGTGAGGTTCAGCCGCCGTCGAATTGCTGGCACGCCCACGCCCGCGTCCAACATCTCCTTGACCATCATGGCTTGTAGACGGCGCAACTCGGTGCGGGTGTATTGCCCTTCGCCGAGTGTCGCAGGGTCGATGGACTCGAAAGCTATGGGAGTCTCGCCGACATGCTTATGGATCATGCGATTGATCTCGCGCCGCAAGGCGAGAACTTGATTCTGAGGCAGTTCGGTCGTCGTGAGGGTGCCGTTGGACATTCCCGTGCTTCCGTTGGACATAAGCCGCCGGGCCGCGTCCATGCGGCACTAGGGCTTCCTTGCCGAACCGGCGGCCGTTTCCCCGTGGCGCTAAGCCAATCACCGCTTCACCTGCCTGCGATTCTTTGGCTGCTTGCTCTTCTTCCCCCCGCGTAGTCCGGCAATCAATCCTTGAGGGGCAACGTACTTGCCGACGCGATTTAGGATCGTGACGGCTCTCCTACAGGTGACCGCTAGACCCTTGATCTTTTGCAGGTCGGCGTTTAGCGGTCCGGCAAGTTGGGTATCGAGGTTCGCAGTCGCTAAACCAACGGCGGTACGCATTTCGGCCGCATCCAACCCGGTGCCGCCGTAGCCCTCCGGCGCTTCAGTCGGAAGCGTTACGGCCGCGTCACCCTGTTGTACTGCGGCAAGTTGGGTATCGAGGTTCGCTGACGCTAGCCCCACGGCAGAACGTAGTTCAGATTCATCAATGGTGGCTACCACGCCGCCCACGGGACTCCATACGTTCCCGTCCCAGTAGACCGACTCCTGCCCAAAACGATTGGCGAAATCGCCGATCGCCGGGTTGTCGCCGTTTCGCACGCACCAAAACAACCAGTACCATCCTTGCGTAGCCAACGTCGGCGGCGTTGCCACGTACATGCCCGTGCTGTCGGCGGAAGGCGTCTCGATGGCCTGCATTGCATAGTCGCCGATATTGTCGGCGTTGAACGCCTCCAGGCTGCCGTCGCTCGACAGCAACCAGTTCGTACCGATGCCCATATAGAGGTCCACGGTCATGCCAGGGTCGGCGAAGATTTGCAGGGAGGGAGCGGACATCTCATGCCTCTATGATGGTTCGAGGATCGCTTTGCAGCGAGTTATGAAATCTTCCAGAGTACCGTACATAAGGCCATCTTCACTGCCGACTGCGTAGTAGGTATTCACCCACGTGAAGTAAACAGCACCGCTTACTTTATACGGTCCGGATTCATTCAGCACAATTTCGGGCGGCCATGCACGAAGGTCTTCGTAGTATCCGGTATAAAGCTGGTTGTTGGTGATTTGTGCGACAAACTTCAGAGAACGCACGGCGTAGGTGTTTTCTATCGGACCAGTTCCCGCGTACCCGACAAAAAGTCCGAAATCGTCGGATATGCTCTGATCTAGATGCCAGTTAGTGACGATTACGTCTGCGTCGAGTCCCTTCCACGATCCAAAACACGTCCCCTTGTTACAATAGACGTCGGCCACGCCTGCGTTAAGGAACCGATCGACCATATCGCTGAAGGTGCCGATGATTTTACCTGGTGCAACCTCCTTGATGTAGTCAGTTCTGTCACGTAGGTACGCAGCTATCACTTTTCCAGCCGTGTCGCCCTTGGCAGCACAGGCAGTGTCCCATCCGCAGAACCGCAACTCGTCCAGCCAGACGAAGTATCCATCTGGATTCACCTCAGACTCGATGGTGTCGATTTCCAACTTGTTCAAGGCAAGCAGTTCTTCCGACCCGAAACATCCGTAGGTGTGGCCGTCTTGCTGGTAGGGAACGACGTGATAACTGACAAGAACAGTTTGTGCTTCGGAGAGGCTGCTTCCGACTGGTACCGTCATCAGCGGAGCGCCCACGTCATAGTGCCACGTCTCTCGCCGTACCGGATAAGAATTCGGATCGGACGCTCCGTCGTAATCAATACCCTCGTCGTAAGTTGTCTCTCCGTCTTCACTGGTAACTACTACCGGCGTCAGGGCCTCGCTCTTGCGAATGATGTTGGCGATTCCAGCCGGCTCCAGCACGATGTCGTCAATCCACATCGTGC